ACCTGGACGCCGCCAAGGAGCTGGCGACCAAGGAAGGCAGCGCCTTCATGTACGGCTACGACAGCGTGGACCGCTACCGCGACCGCTTCAGCCAGCAGCAGTTCGACGCCTACAACCACCTGAACTACTACGAAGACAACGAGGTTCGCCGCAAGCTGCGCGTGATCGAGCGCCAGTACCGCAAGCTCGACAACCAGCTTCACTTCGTCGACATCGAGACGGGTGACATGCGCCAGGTGCCCGAGAGCTGGGACCGGAACCGCATCGCGGACGTGATTGCCAAGGCGGGTGGCACGCTCAACACCACGAAGAAGGTGGTCAAGCGCATTCGCTGGACGACCAGCGCGGACAACCTGATCCTCAACGACGAGTGGAGTCCCTACAAGCACTTCACCCTGGTGCCGTACTTCCCGTACTTCCGCTATGGCCGCACCATCGGTCTGGTCGAGAACCTGATCGGGCCGCAGGAGATTCTGAACAAGGTCTCCAGTCAGGAGCTGCACGTCATCAACACCACCGCCAACAGCGGCTGGGTCGTTGAGCAGGACTCGCTGGCGAACATGAGCATCGAAGAGCTGGAGCAGCGTGGCGCTGAGACGGGTCTGGTGCTGGAGTACAAGAAGGGTGCGCAGCCGCCCGACAAGGTCAAGCCCAACCAAGTCCCGACCGGCCTGGACCGCGTGTCCATGAAGACCGAGGACCACATCAAGACCATCTCCGGCGTGTCGGACTCGATGCAGGGTTTCGACCGCGAAGACGTGGCTGCGAAGGCGATTGCCTACAAGCAGCAGCGCGGCATGGTGAACCTGTCCAAAGCGGTCGACAACCTGGAGCGCAGCGACTGGATTCTGGCCCGCAACGTGCTCGCCATCGTGCAGGAGTTCTACACCGAGCCGCGCCTAATCACGATCACCAAGGACAGCGTCACGCACGAGCAGGAACAGGTCGAGGTGAACCAGCCCGATCCGATCAGCGGCACGATCAACAACGACCTCACCATCGGCGAGTACGACATCGTCGTCACCAGCACCCCGAGCCGCGCCACACTGGAAGACAGCCAGTTCGAGCAAGCCCGCGCCATGATGGAGATGGGTGTCCAGATTCCGCCGACCGTGCTGATCGAGAACAGCCGCCTCCAACGCCGCGCTGAGATCATCAAGATGATGGAAGGCGACAAGGAGTCGCCCGAGGCCCAGGCCACCGAGCAACGCAAGCAGCGCGCCGAGGAAGCCGAGGTCATGAAGCTCGAAGCGGACGGCCAGCTCACCGCCGCCCAGGCCGAGCTGAACCGGGTACGCGCACAGAAGGAACTGATGGAGGCGCAACAGGCCGGTGGCCCGGACCAGCAGGCGCTCATGCAGGCTCAGATCGAGCAGCAGCGCATGGAGCAGCAGATGGCGCTGGAGCGCGAGCGCATGCAGCAGCAGATGGCGCTGGAGCGGCATAAGATGGAGTTCGAGCACGAGCTTGAGCGCGAGAAGCTGACGATGGAGCTTCAGATGAAGCGCGAGCAGGCCCAAGTCGAGATGGAACTGAAACGCCAACAGGCTGAGCAGCAGGCGGTCGCTCAGCGTGTAGCCGCCGCAAGGCAGGCTCAACAACAAACCGCCACCCAACCCGCAAAACCGTAAGGAAGACTCATGAACGACCAGCAGATTGAACAGGAAATCCAAGCCAAGGGGCTGACCGCGCCGCGTGTGACGCTCGCTGACCTTGAAGCAAACATCACCGATATTGAGATCGTGAAGCACGTCTCGAAATCCGGCCAAGTTCTGCGTTGGGCAGTGCTCACCACGCGGTGCGGGTATGCCGCGGTGGGAAAGCACTCGTGTTCGGTTTCCAACGAGAACGACGACGCTGAACTTGGCGAGAAGATTGCTATTGCCAACACCAAAGCGGATTTGTGGCCCCTGATGGGCTACGAACTAAAGCAACGACTCTTCGAGCAGGCTCGCGGTGACGTGAACCAATACGAAGTCGAGCAGAATGAGGCCCGTCTGACGCTTGTGCGAGCGATTGCCGACGAGCTTGATCTGCCGAAATCCGTGACATGCGACGAGATGCTGAAAGCGGTCGTTGATCTGAAGAAAGGAGTCCTGTGATGGACCAAGCAGCGATTGACCGTGGTGACTTCCTCCCTGAAGAGATCGAGGCGCTGAAGACGGAGGCGCCGGTCGAAGAGCCTGTCGTCGAAGAGGTGACAGAGGAAGATGTCGTTGAAGAGGTGACAGAGGAAGATGTCGTTGAAGAGGCTGTCGAAACCCCTGAAGAGGACAAGGCCGAGGAACCCGCTCGTGACGAGAAAGGGCGCTTCGCCGGCATCCCGAAGGCGCGCTTCGACGAAGCGGTCGGCAAGGAGCGCGAGGCCCGCGAGGCCGCTGAGCGTCGTGCTGCCGAGCTGGAGCGCCAGCTTGCCGAGCGCGCTCAGGCCCAGGTGAAGACCGAGCAGACCGAAGAGCTAGCGACCAGAATCGCCGAGATGGAGAAGCAGCACGCCCAGTTCTTGCTGGACGGCGAGGCTGAGAAAGCCGCCGAGCTGATGCGCTCCATCCGTCACACCGAGCGGCAGATTGCTCGCGCTGAGGCCCAGGCCGACGCACGCACCGCCACCAGTCAGATTCTGGAAGCCGAGCGCTTCGAACTGGCCGTGGCGAAGCTGGAGGCGGACTACTCGACGCTGAACCCGAAGAGCGAGACCTACGACCCCGAGCTGGTCGAGATGATTCTCGACCGTCAGGCGCGGCTGGTTCAGGGTGGCATGCCGCCGAGCCAAGCCATCACCAGCGCGACGGACTTCGTGATGAAGCGCGTGGCACGCGACGAAGCCCCGGCACAGCAAGGTCTCGCCGCTGCGAAGGTGCCCGACCGCAAGGCTGAGCAGGTGAAGAAGAACCTCGAAGTGCAGGCCAAGCAGCCGCCGAGCATGAAGGACGTGGGTCTGGACAGCGACAAGCTCGGTGAGAAAGCCATGCCGAACGTGGCGCAGATGACGCTCGAAGAGTTCAACGCACTACCGGCCACGACGAAGGCTCGTTTGCGCGGAGATATGCTCTGATGCTCTTGTACTCTGATAGCGTCTGACGTAGACTTCCGTCAACACGCTTAACCTCGTGTTTGGTGCGCAGCAGCGGTCGTCTCCCCGCACATGCGCCGGATTGATCCCACGAAACGGGATCACCCTCGCTTAGCTACCAGCGACACAGGCAGCGCAGCTCGTCCCTGCTGAAAAGGTCGTTCGTTTCGCACGTTGCCAGCGATACAGGCACCGCAAAGACGCCGTGAGAGTGCGTCAGAGAACCGTTCGATTCAATTCGCAAGGAGAGCCAAATGGCTGTCACAAACTTCGGTCTGCTCACCGACGAGCAAAAAACGACCTGGAGCATGGATTTCTGGAGCCAAGCTCGAAATCTGTCCTTCATCAACAAATTCCTCGGCAAGTCCGAAAACTCCGTCATCCAGCACATCACCGAGCTGAAGAAGTCGGAGAAGGGTGCTCGCGCCGTGATCACCCTGGTTGCCGATATGGAAGGCGACGGTGTGGTCGGTGATCGCACCCTGAAGGGCAACGAAGAGCGTCTGAAGTCGTACGATCAAGTGATCCGTATCGACCAGATGCGTAACGCCAACCACAACGAAGGCCGCATGGCCGACCAGAAGTCCATCGTCTCGTTCCGCGAACAGTCGCGTGACAAGCTGGCTTACTGGGCCTCGGATCGTATCGACCAGATCGCTTTCCTGACCATGTCGGGTGTGGCTTACACCATGCACAACGACGGTCGCGTGCGTGTCGGTTCAGACCTGAAGAACCTCGAATTCGCCGCCGACGTGAAGGCGCCGACTTCGAAGCGTGCCTTCCGCTGGGACAAGACCTCGGGCCTGATCCTCAACGGTGCGACGGCTGACCTGACCACCGACGACACCCCGACCTGGGAAATGCTGGTTGCTCTGAAGGCTTACGCCAAGGACAACTACATTCGCGGTATCCGCGAGCAGGGCGGCGAGGAAACCTTCCACGTCTTCCTGTCGCCGATGGCGATGGCGAAGCTCAAGCTCGACCCGACCTACATGCAGAACCTGCGTCACGCCCAGACCCGCGACGGCAGCAACCCGCTGTTCTCCGGCTCGACGGTAAAGGTCGACGGCCTGTATCTGCACGAACACCGCCACGTCTACAACACTCGCGGCGCGGCCACGGGTTCGAAGTGGGGCGGTGGTGCGGTCGACGGTTGCCAGATGCTGTTCTGCGGCGCTCAAGCGCTGGGCATGGCAGACATCGGCAACGCCTACTGGGACGAAGAGTACGACGACTACAAGAACAGCCAAGGCATCAGCATCGGCAAGATTCTTGGGTTCCTCAAGCCCCAGTTCACGACCCAGTACAGCGGCGGCACCGTGGAAGACCACGGCCTGATCTCCGTGTACACCGCTCAGTAAGGAGAGACGGACATGGCCAAGCTCACCCCCTCCCGCGCCGCTCAGACCGTGCTGTGCAGCGAGTTCACCTTCGAATTCGCTGACACCATGCTCGACGTGAACGGCGTCCTCAAGGACTTCAAGACGGTCGGCTCGAACGTCTTCGAACCCATCAACCTGCCCCCGCGCGCCATCGTCGTCGGCGGCGAGGTCGTCACCGAAACCGCTGTGACCGGCTCGACCGCTTACAACATCTCGGTGGGTGACTCGGTCAGCGCCACGCGCTACCTTGGCGCCACCGACCGTACCGCAGCGGGCCGCACCGCGCTGGTCCCGACCGGCTACGTGGGCACAGGTGAGAACCTGCGCGTCTCGGTCGCCCCGACCATCGCGGCCTCGACCGCTGGCAAGGTCTCTGTGCGCGTCCAGTACATCATGCGCGACCGCTGGTCCGAGACCATCTCCAACTGATGCGGGTCTTCCCCGGTGAG